CTAGGACTTCCCGTCCTGGGCGGTCTCAGGCACAACTACTTGTTCTGAGTTCTCCTCGCTTGCCCCCGGAACTGCTTGGTTCGCGACCTTTTCTGCGACCCTTTCCGAGCTGCCCTGGAAGGCGCGGCCGATCGCCTCGGCGTCCTCCCGTCGGGGCTTGTGGTGGAGGTACCGCTGGGTGGTCGAGTAGTGCTGATGGCCCATGTAGCTCTGGACCTTGAACGGGTCCAGCTCCCTGATCGTCGCCGTGCCGAAGCAGTGGCGGAGATCGTGGAACCGGATGCGGCGGAGGCCCGCAGCTTCGAGCGCCGCGTAGTACCGCTTGCGGAAATCGAAGTGGTTGACGTAGCCCCCGGTCTCGTTGACGAAGACCAGATCATCGTCTCCGGTGAAGTGGTCCCGCTCCTTCAACCTGGCCAGCGTCGTCACGACGTCGGCCATCATCGGCACAGAGCGAACCTTCTTCCCCTTCGGGATTTTCAGTTCGCCGCCCGTGTAGTTCTCCCGAACATGGACCAGCCCGCCAACGAAATCGACGTTCTTCCACCTCAGCGCGATTAGCTCTCCTTGCCGAAGGCCCGTGAAGGCCGCGCAGCGAATCATCGCGGCGTCCTGCGGGTTGTCGGCGAAGGCAGCCGCGAGCTCGACTTCATCACGCTCGAACGTGTCGAACTCCCCCGTGTAGACAACCTTGGGACGCTCGACCATGCTTGCGCTGGCCTCGTTCTTCGGAACCCAGCCTTTCCGCTCGGCGCGTTTGAGAACCCCGTGCAGAACCGTGAGGTGGCGGACGATCGTGCGGTTGCTCAGTTCTTCTTCGGCGAGGAGGCGGTCTCTATACGCCTCGATGCCGTCCGCGTCGATCTCCTCGGCCGGCGTGTCTTCGCCGAACTCAGGGATCAGATAGCCGTCGATCACGCCCTCATAGTCAGAGGCCGTCTTGTTGTCAATCTGCCGGACGTCACGAACGTAGCGAACAAACTCTTTGCACGCCTGCCCGAAGCTGGCGCTGTCGCTGGGCGGGGTCTCTTCTTCGGCTTCGACCAGGGCCTTACGCAACTCAGCTTCGGCCTGGCCCTTCGTGAAGTGACCTTTGGGCGGTCGGCCGTCCTTCCTCCAGACCATGCCCAGCCGCTTCTTGACGTGCTTGCCGCTGGGGAGTCGGTAGCGCAGGTAGAAGACGTCGCCCTTCTTGCGCTTGACAGTGGTGACGTGCCCGCTCGGCGCCGGCATCTTAGGACTGCCTCTCGGTACGATCGGGGGAGGACATTGGAAGGATCACGCTTCCTTTCGTCTAGCCCCCTGTCGGCGTTCCCGCGCCGCCTGGGGGCGATTTGCTTGGAGCCATCATAAACGGCTTTTCGGCGACCCGTCAAAAAGGGGCGAGGTCGGTGCTGCCCCCTCGCCCCTTTTCTTCACTTCAGACCCAGCCGTTACCGGCCTCCCTCGTTGCCGTTGACGCTTCCGCCTGACGCCTTCGTTCCGGCTTCCGCCAAAGCACAAGGCGCCGTCGCCGGTTCGGTCTGCGGTGACGCGGGTGGAGCTGCGGCCCGGACGTTCTCAGCGCGATTCGGTGGGGGTGCATTCATTCCGCCCCCTCCGCGCCGGCCAAGCTGTAGCGGTATCGGACCTGTGGTCCGTTGCGGTAGTTCTCTGCCTCCCGATCCAGCTCGTCCGTTGCATACAGCTCGTTGACGAGTGGCCGCAGCGTTGACTCGGTGAGTGCCAACTCGGGGTTAGCCTCCTCGATGGCCTCCACCAGCTCGCGGATCGTCCGGTTTCCGTCGCCAAGCTGCTCCTTCACCAGCTCGATGCGCCGCTCTTTCGGCGTGCGCTTCCACGCCTTGCTTTTGCGCTCTGCCTCCTCCCACTCCTCCTCTCGGAGCTTCGTGCGCTCCTCTCGCCGCGTCAGGGTGCGGCCGTCACGGCGGACCAGCCGCCATTCGTTCTCATTTTGATTCGGATCGTGAGCCCAGGACTTGCGCTCCTCCAAGAGGGTGATCAGCTTCCCTAGACAACAGTCGGGGTCGATGCGCTTGGGCCAGCCCTCGGTAGCAACGTGGTAGTTGAACCCAAGCCCCTCGTGAATGAAGTTGGCGCCCTCCATGCCCCCATACCCGGCGAGCACGAGTTCGGCCATCTTTTCTCCCTCGGCGCGAGGCTCCATCAGCTCCCCGCACCAGTCGCAGAAGGTAGTCGCCGCCATCAGCGCCGCCCCCCCTCTTCGCCGGGAATCCCCAATGAGTAGTCGAAGGTCGGTTTTTCGCCTCGGCCATCCCAAAGCTGTTCGCGGAACTTCTCGGCCTTCACGGCAAGACCGGCTGCGACTACACCCCGCCTGAGCAAATGGTTCATGTGGTCCTCCCCAGGGGGCTGACGCTCACCTTCAACCTGCTCACGGCTGACGGTCCCGTAAACCTGATCGCTGATCTCAAGCCAGCTCTTGCTTAGAGCCAGCAACCGCTCACACGCGGGCATCGTCTTCACCCCGCCCGCCCGTAGTTCTTGGATGAGCAGGACGTAGGGCGCCGTCGCCTCGATTCGCGCAAGGGCTTCATCCACCACGGCGGAGGGATCGCCGCTGCCGGGGATGAAGAACTTGAGGCTCAGGATTTGACTGAGGGTGCTTTGCGCCCAGCCGAGAACCCAATCCCGCTCCTCCTTGTTGAGCTTGAGGGTCTTGGCCTTGCTGGCTTTTGCCGACTGTTTCGCCATCAGGACTTGCCCCCCTGAGACATTGCCTCGCGCAGCGTGGGGATCACGCTGTCCACCCAAGTCGGCCACGGGTCGCTGTCGGCCTCGTGGCTCGCTACGGACGAAAAGATCACGTCTGACAGCAGCTCGGCGCTGCCATAGACCCCGACCTCCTCTTGCTCGGCGGGATCGCCGGGGAGCTGGTCTGCGACCGTCAGCAACCCCTCGATGCGTGCCGCCCACTTAACGACCTCCCGAGCCGTGGCGCCCTCCGTCTTCTTCTTTGCGTCGTCAACAGCGGCAAGCACCACAGCGCCGAACCGCTCGACCAGTTCGCCGGGGATCGTGAGGATCGCGATCCCGTCTGCCTTCGTCTTCGCCTCGCGGTCCCAAAAATCGAGCCGTGCCTTCAGCTCCAGGCGGGTGCGTCGGAACCTCTTGGGCTCCTCGTATTGAGAAATGTCCCGGAGCGTCCAGAGGGCGTAAGCGGCGATCCTCGTCACCTGTTCCTCTAAGAGCTGGGCATCGGGGCTCCTGTCGCCGCAGTCGGCTTTGAGGCCCGCTGCGACTTCCCGGAGCGCCCCTTGCAGTAGAGGACGATCCTCTAGTTCCGTAGCCGCCCGGTCGAGCGTTTTTACCGACGCTTCTCTGCGGGCTTGCGCTGCTGCATGATCTGCCATTTGTCGTGTCCCTTCATGGGTCAGGCCGCATGGGACACGAAATCGTGCAATAAGGCGCCGGAAGGAAGAGTAGCCTCCCCCCTTAGCCCAGTCGCAGCGTGTCCTGCGGCGGGTCAGGCGGGCCGTTGGAGTCACTAGCTCCGGCGGTCCGCCGCTTATGTCCGAACGACTGTACACGTCCGGTCAAGCTGGTAGGGGGGGAGGCTGAATCGACCTTCACCAATCTGCCTGATTGGCAGCAAAGGTCAATGCCCATTTTTCGGAATCCCCACGTCTATTGGTCGAGGCGGCGGACACCATTCGGCAGCGGGTAGCAACCCTGAAAGGCGGCGATCCGCAAGCCGTCCTCTCCATCCGCGTCAAGACGTTCCGCCGCGCGAGCCTTGATTTCCTCGATCCTGAAGAACTGGCGGTTCTGCTCCTCGATGAGTTCTTCGTAGCCCTGCTCGTCAAGTCGAAGCGGGTTCTGCCGGGTCAGGTGGCGGTCGATCCGCTCGTCAATCGTGCCCGACTCGATGCCGGTGATCAGGTCGTGGCTAATGCGGGCGGCGATCCAACAGGTGAGCTGTAGGCGCTCCTCGAAGGACATTCGTTCGGCGTCCTCATCTAGGACAACAAGCGGGACCAGGGCTTTGTAGAAATGCTCGCTTGCGCCACGGCGCGGCTCCGTGTGGTCTAGTTCGGCGAGCCCCTTTTTGACCAGCTCTTTGCAGTGGTGGCTGACGTAGCCAGCCTTGGCCTTCGTCAGTCCCAGCTCGACGGCGATCTCCTTCGGGCTGGCAACCCCGCGCTCGACCAAGATCGTCAACGCCTCGATCTGGATCGGATGCCAACCGGCCCGCAGCAGCTTCGTCGTTGCCTCGATGGCGCCGGCAGGGGTCGGGTTCTTGATCGGGCTCGTCGCCATAGAACGGGCCTGATCACTCAATGCCCGCTTCTTCTTATACCGAACAAAGCGCGTCGAGCCAATGGGCCAAGGAAGGCGGGCGGAGAGCTCCACCCTGGAGCCCCCGCCCAATCCCGCGTCTCTAGGCGGGCTTCGAGATGTAGATCAACGGGATGGCTTTGCCGGTCTCGATCTTCACACTCATCACCTCCCTTCCGGGTTTGCAGGTCGGGTCCATTAGTGGATACCGCTAGACCAGTCCAGCGGCCAGCGACTATTCCCGACCAGTGGCGGAATGTGCCCCGAAATGGAGAAAGCCCCCGCCCCGTTGGAGATCGGGACGAGGGCTTAGGGGCGGCGTTGGAGGTGGGCGCTATCGGCCAGATGCGCCAGCGTTGTTCTCCCAGGCCGCACCGCAGGTTACACCGCTCGGGGAAACTTGCTGTAACTCACGGCCAAGCGCTTTCTGAGATGTACTGGACTTCCATGCTTTCCTGCCTGGAGCCTCTGACGACGGCCAGCATCCGCACCCATTTGTCAGGGACCGGGGTCGCCTTCATCTCTTCGCGTTCGGCGCGGGTGAAGGAGCTGTAGGGGCTCGCCTTCCTCGGGACGGCTTTGGTCTCGATGAGCCAACCGATGCCGGTCTTCGGCTGGACGGCGATGTGGTCTCCGGCGCCTTTCGTGTGCCGGCGGGAGCCGACAAGCCAACCTCGCGCCTCCATGTCCTTGTGGACGAAGCGTTCGGCTTCGGCCCCTTTCCTGGAAGTGCTGCTCAAATGTGGCGGATGAGGTAGATGGCGAGTAGGACCAGGACGACGATGATCAGGACGGTTACGAGGCTCATACCTGCCCCTTGTGGGCGTCGTTGCGGACCTTGCCGAGCGCGGCCATGCCACCGCCGGTCACGCCGAGACCGACCAAGAACTCCTGGTAGGTGATGCTGCCGGTGATGAGGCAGTAGAGGCCACCAAGCGCAGCGAGGACCGTGAGGACGCTGGCGAGGGGGATTTTGTCGAGAATCGCGATGGGGTTCACGGGAGTCGTCCTTTCTTGGGCTTGCGGGAGATGCCGTCCAGCTTCGAGACCTTCGAGTAGAGCCGGTCGCCGGGACAGTCGGTCGAGTTGACGTCACGATGGCCCCGGACCTTCGCGGCCGGGCAGCGGCGCACCAGCCAAGCGAGCGCCCGGAACGTGCTGCGCTTGATCCGGTCGTCGGAGTCGGCGATCACGCACACCGAGACGTTGCCGGTGTTGTGCCCTTCCTGGCTCGCCGGTACCTGGCTGAAGCCGCGACCCTTGAAGATGATCGGGCGCTTGAAGATTCCGCGCGGCTGGACCACGACGTAGCTGTAGGCGGTGTCGCACCATCCCCGCGTGTCCTGGTGGAAGCGCTGGATATTCAGCACCGCCTGGCGGGGCTCACCCTTCTTGTCGATGCCCTCGCCGTCGCTGGCGCTGAAGTGGATGAACAGTTCCGTGCCGGCGGTCAGAGGGTTGGCGGTTTGGCAGCGGGGCTCGCGCTGTCCGTAGTCGAGGACGAGCTTGGGTCCGAGCAACATTCGGTCCCTCCTATTCGTAGAAGTAGCGGACCCGTTCGGGCCTGGAATCGACGTGGCGAACCGTCCGGTTCGAGGGCGACTGGTAGCCGACCGCGCCGTTGGCGAAGACCTTCTCCGCCGTGCTGGCCTTAATCGGCGTCAGCGGGTCGCACGCCTGGGCGGTGAGGTGGCGGGAGTTCGACACGCCGCCTTCGGCCGCGTTGTGCTGCGGCGAGCGGAACCAGCTCAGGACGCTCATCGACTTGTCGCCTTCGAGGTGGCGAACCCGCTCCATGTGGAATGCCTGGCGCTGGGCCTTCCGGCGCAGGCGCTTCGGGATCGCTACCCCATCCTTGGACCCGGCCTCCGCTCGCGTGAAGTTCGGCGAGAGGTATCCGTGATCCCACAGTTTTTGCTTGAACGTGCGTGCCTTGTCAGGGTCCAGCGGAACCGTCCACGGCTCTTGCCAGTGGGCACGCTGCGCAGCAGTGGTTAGCCACTCGGGCGTCACTGTGCAGCTCCTTTCTATGTGGCCGCGTCGGCGGCGCTTAAGGGCAGGACACGACGCTGAGGGCGTCGATGGTCCGTTCCTGGTTGTGCAGCGATTCCCGAAGTGAGGACGCGGGAATGCCAGGTATGCCGTGGGGATGGTCCTTAAGGAAGAGACGGGTGCCCTCGGTCCTCGATTCGAGGTCGGCCGTCAGGGCGCAGACCGCTTCATGGGTTTCGGAGCCTTCGTCGGTCTTGTCGGTGAGGACGTAGATACCGAGCCCCAGGACCAGGGCGGTCAGGAAGACGCTGAGGACGAACGCCGCGATGGCGATCTTCAGTCCTTTGACCGGCCCGACCTTCACGCGGTCCACTACGCCCCCCCGGCCTGGAGGATCAGGGAGGCGAGAGCAACGACGAACATCAGGAAGGTGCCGGCGGCTGCCCAGAGCCCCCGTCTAATCCAGACCATTTCGGCCTTCTGCTCTTTTCTGGCCTCGGCGAGTTCGCGTTTCATGTCGCCGATGTCCTCGCGGATTTCGCGGACCTCAAGGCTCGTCGTCTTGATTTCGGTCTCGTGACGAGAGGAGGCCCCCCGGAGTTCGGTGATCGACCGGTGCGAGGCATCGAGGCGGTTTTCGACTCCTCGGAACCTGATCTCGGCTGCGCTGGCCTCCATCAGGGAACCGGTCCTACGATCGTCGGTCCCGCCGGTTCACGCTTGCCGTATTTGGGGCGGCGGCGGCGTGGCGGCGGGCGCTTCCCGAAGTAGATTTCAGGTCCGGTCTCGTCTTCCCCGGTGATCTTCGGAGACTTGACGCCCTTACCGCCGGGGCCGAACGTCGGGGTTCCGTAGGGAACGTCGGGCTTCGAGCCGTATTCCACTTCGCCGTAGACCTCCATGAAGTTGTGCTCTTGCTTTTTGTACGGAATGCCGTACTTGCGGAAGAGGCCATCGAGTTCGTTGCTGGCGCGGCTGTAGAGCGCTTCCATTTTTTTCTTGGCCTTCTTGCCGGCGCGGCCTTCAGCTCGTCGCCCTCGGTAGCGCTTGTATTCCGAGCGCCCGCCGGCTTCGACCGCGAGCTCGTGCTGCTTTTCTCCTCCGTTTTCCTCAAGCGTGTGCAGGATGTTGGAGAGGCGGAGAATGTCCCTCTGGTAGCCGAGCTTCTTGGGGATGAAGGGAACCCCGAGCGTGCGGACGGTGCGGTCGAGCGTGTCTCGTTCATTCAGCTTCGCAAGCAGCTTGTCGAGCGCAGCCTGTCGTTCCGTTCCGCCGACGATCGGCAGGGCTTCGTCGGCTCTCTTGCGGCCGGTGCCCACCGTCTTTTCGTCAATGACCCGCCCGATCGGCGAGAGACCGGCGATAGCGCTGGCGACCTGGATACCGGCGCCGCTTTCCTGCTTGCCAGTGAGCGAGTTGACGCCGGTCGCCGCCGTGATCCCCGTGGCGACGGCAGGCTGCAAGAGGCGGAGAGCGGAGGCCCCCAGCGTCTTGTCCTGTTCTCCCGCAGCTTCGACCAATGCCGGGGTGAGGCCCATCCGTTCGAGCGGAATCGGGATGCGCTTCCCGTCGCCCAGGTGTAGCGGCGCCTGGCCCCAGCCGGTAAAGAACTCCGGGTCTCCGCCCAGCATCGCTTTGACCGCGTTCGCGTTGGCCTGCCCCAGGTACGCAAGCGCGGCCATCTTGATCGGGTGCCGTTTGGGAAACGAGTAGAAGGTCCACCGGAGGCCGAAGCGGAGGAACGGATAGAAGATGAAAAGCTGCGCCGCGTAGCGCTCGTTGTGGGTGAGTGCGGACCAATTGCCCATCACGTCGTCCAGGTAGGACTGGTAGCGCCGCGACCACTCGGGATGATCAGCGATGAAGGCCATCTGCTCGCTGAGGGGTTTCCCTTTCAGTGCCTTGGCCTGCTTGCCCATCTCGCCGTAAAGGCCCCTTACACCGTGTAGGAACCCGTTGAGCTCGGCGTCGATTTTCGCCGTCGTGGTGAGAACCCTGAAGCGCCCACCCTTCCACTGGTCCAGGTCGCGGATGGCGCTCGGGATGGACTTGATCAACCTGCCCAGGGGCGTGCGGTCGAACACGCCGAAGGCATCTGCCGCCGCTGCGGTGTCCCCCGCCTTCAGCCCGAGCGCCAAATCCTCGGGGCGGTCGATCATGCGCGTGGTGACGCCGACCCACGAATCGAACGCCTGGCGCTTGTGGGCTGGCAAGTCATGGTAGGCCCGCAGTGCCTTCTTGATGAAGACGGGATTCAGCAGTTTCGGTTGAGCGACGGCCCCCTGCGCGTACTCGGCTGCGATCTGTGCGACCGCCCAGGCCGGCGAAGTCGCGAGGATCATGTAGGACGTCGCGCGGTTGACCCTGGCCAGCTTCTTCGAGACGTTCTCCGAGCCCATCTGGTCGTAGAACTCTTTGGCAGCCGAGCGGCGGATGATCTTGAACTGCCGACCCGGTTTCATCGCGGCGGCGGGATCGGTGTCCAGCGCCGCCTTCAGGTGCCCTGCCCATTCCTCGGGGCTGTAGGCCCGCTTGTAGAGCTGCCGGGGGATCAGAACGTAGTTGCGGCGGTCGATCACGCCGTCCTCGAACAACTGCCGTGCCTCGTCAGAGGTCCACTCGGATTTCTTGCCGGCGCGGAACTCGTTGTCCTTGATCATCCCGCGCATCGCTTTGTAGGACTCCCGCCGGCTGACCGGGCGGGCGATCGACTCCAGGATCGTCGGCCCGAAGCCCTCCTGGACCAGGCCGTACTCATCGGCGGTCCCTTTGCGAAACTTCGAGCGACCCGGAAACTGAGTCAGTTTGGCCCCGGTGGCGCCGTAGGTGGGCGCCTCCCTGGCTTTGCCGGTGTGGGTGTACTCGGGTTCGGGCAGGCCCTCCCTGCGGAGGAGGTCTTGCATCTCGGCGACGAACTCGGCGTTGGTCGTCGGATCAACCTCTTTGGCGGCGGCGTGCTTGCGCTTGGCCAGCTCGTCGGCGCGAGTGGCACCCTGGCGGTAGGTCTTCGCCTGTGCCTCCATACGTTCGGCTTTGGCCAGCAGGCGATCGTTGACCCGGTAGCCGGGCTCCGTGCGCTGCCGTACCTTCAGCTCGGCCCGGATCGCCCTGGCGCGGCCTTCCCTGGTCGCGGCCTTGCGGCGAAGACGCTTGGCCCGCTGGCGATCTGATTTCGCCTCCCTGCGCAGGACGCCCTTGGCGGCTTTCCCGCGCGTCGGTTTGGCCCGGACCTCTCCCCTGATCGACGTCGGGAAGCGCTCCTCGGCGAGCGGGACGCCCCTGGTGACGGCGGTGGAAGTAAACCGCGCCCGCTCAGAGTGTTCGGGCTCCAGCTCGGGATGGTCGCGAGCATATTTCGCCTGGGCCTTGTACTCCGCCACTGCGCCCTGAAGGTGCTTGTCCTCCAAGATCTTCGGGTTGCGTTCGATGAACCCGATTACGTCGCGGGTGGAGATCGTGTCCGCCGGCAGCCTGACACCCTCGGGAAGGTCTTTCAACGTCGAGCCGATCCGCTTAACCTCCGCGAGCGCGGCGCTCGGTTTGTCCAGTGGGAGGCTATGGCGGACGGCGAAGTTGAGAAGGTCGCGGGTGTGAATCGTGAGGTTGCCTTTGCCTCGCACTAGCCCTTTCAACTTGCCCCGCGTCACGACGTCCCTGCGGAGCACTTCCGAGCCCTTTGCGCGGCCTGCTTCCCGCCTCACCTTCAGGGACCGATCGGCCGACTCCCGCTTGATCCGGTTGCGGGCGTTGGCGGCTCGGATCGCCTCGCCCTTGCGCTGGCCGGAGACCTCGAAGACGCGCGGGGTCTGTCCTTGAAAGTCCCCGTGACCGCGCCCCATCTGCTCGCGGGTCTGCTCGACAACCTTCCTGACACCCTCGGTGATCCGGCCTTTGCTCACCTTCTCGCCGCCGGCCTTGACTCCAAGTCCGAGCACGATCGGCAAGGTGAGGCCAAGGTTTTGTTCGACTTCCCTCTGCACCGCCTTTGAGTCGGTCGCGGTGAGGACGCCGGCTACCTGCTTGGCGAAGGCGAGCTGTTCCTTGCCCAGGTCCACGACGGGGCCGGCGATCTCACCCGCGCTGTAGCCCTTGAAGCCGGGAACGTGCGCGGCGTGAAGACCAGTTGACCCGGCGCGTGCGCCCGCTACCCCGACGTCGAAGACCATTGCGGCCGGTGACGTGAGCATTCCTGGCACGGAGCGCTTCGTGGTTTCCAGGACGGTGCGGGGATGCTCGGCAACGGCCTGCTCGTGACCGCGTACGGCGGGGCTGACCTGTAGCCCTCCGACCTTCGCGACTTTCGCGGCGGGGGTAAGCCCGGCGTACTGCGCCCTGGCTCCGGCGCGGCCCGTCACCTTTCGAGCGGTCGCCTTGCCGGCACGCCGCTCAGTCCGGGCGACCTTTGCTCCAGTCTTCTTCGCAATTCCCCGAATCCCGCTTCCCCTCGCCGCAGCTCGACCCGCCTTTGCGGCATCGGCGGCGGCGACGATCGCCTTCGCGTCTCCGGTCGTGGCGGGGATCGGCTTCAACAGCTTGCCGATGATCTTCGAGCCGCCCACGGTGGTCTCCCCCACCCTGGCGCCCCGGAACCCGACGCTGGCAGCCTTCCCCAAAGCGCCCAGCTCGGGACCGACGAAAACGAGTTCGCCACCAAATTTCCCGGCTTTGGCGATCTTGTCGTAAATCTCGTAGCCGAGCGTCGGGTGCTTGGGCAGTTTCCCTTCGGCCTGGAGCGGGGCGATTACGTCCTTTTCCACGGCGAGCGCGGTGGCATCGGGCTTCCATCCATCCCCGGTGCTCATCCTTGCGGTGGCCGTGGGAACCCGTGGCGCGGTGCGTTTCGGGGCGAGTGGCCGCAGGGCTTTGCGTATCGCCGACTGCGCGGCCATCCGCTGCCGGAGCTCCTTCTTCGTCGGGACTCTCAGCGTCGAGGCCGGGAAGACCTCTGAGGCGCTAGGGGTACGGCTCCGCGACTTCGAGCGGGAGCTGCGCGGGGGCACGGCGCGGTGTTCGCTTCGCCGAGACTTTCGCCGGATGGAAGGGACGCTCGACTCGCTGCGGTAAGGGCCGGCGACCTCACGACGTCGTGACGATCCCCCGCCCTTGCGGGTCTTGCGCTTTCCCTCATACCCCTTCGAGAACTTGTCGGCAGAAGTGGCCATCTACCCCTTCGCCAACTGCCGGACGGCCTTCTGCGCTACTCCGTAGCTGACACCCCTGTTGACGAGATAGTCGATCGCCTGCTGGGCGGAGACGCGCTTCTTGCCGAAGTTTTCGCGCAGGAAGCTCTTGGCCTCCTTGACGTTGTAACCGCCGCTGTCGTGCTTCTTGGACTTCGAGTTGATCCGCGCCTGTTCTTCGAGCGCTTTGGCAATGTCGTGCTTGCCTTCCCGGTTGAGGCGGGCGACTTCTTCCTGAGCGGTGGCCCCGCGCATGTCGGCGGAGGCATAGATCGCTGCCGCCTGCTTCTGCGCGTTCGCGCTGACAACCTTGCCTTTGTAGCCGAGCTTCGACTGTTGTTCGAGGGCGCGGTTGTAGCCTTCTTTGGCTCCAGTGACCTGACGTTGGGTCGAGTAATCCTGGTCCTGTTCGCGCAGGGTTTGGAGGTTCTTGACGACGGACGATCCCCGTTCGCGCTGGACGGCCTGGAGGTCTTGCTGCTGTTTGCGTCGGCGTTCCCGCTCGCCTTGGCGGGCCTCGATGCCGCCGCGCACGGCAGCGTTGCGGCGGGGGCCGATGGAGGCGATGTAGTTGGCGCCGATCGCCCCCAGCGGAGCTGCGAGCGTCGTGCGCTGACGTTCGGCGGCGGCGACGGCGTTGGCCATCTCCGCCAGCCCTTTCGAGTTGGTAGGTCCGCCCACCAGCGCCGCAAAGGATTTGTCGCCCTCGGCAATGCCGGCCAGCCCGGTCTTCGCGCGTGCGGCCTCATCGTTGAGACGCTGGGTCTGTGCCGCCTGGGCGGTGCTGAATGCCTGCTGGGCGGCAGCTTGGTCGGCGCTGAGGGAGTCTGCGAGCTGGCCATACCACTGTCCAATGTCCCCTTCGCGTTTCGCGGAGGCGCGGACTTCGGACTTGATCTGCCGTTCGAGGGGGCGCGTTTCCAGCTTGGCGAGGGCCTGCGCGGTACGGCGGGCAGAGCGCGGCGTGTTCGGTTCGGTGAATCGTTCCTGCTGACGCTGTTTGCGTTCCTGCTGACGGGCGATCTGCTTCTGGATTTTTTGGCGGTGCTGACGACGAGCGGCGAAGCCGCGCTGCCTTTGCTGCTGGGCCATCTATCTGCCTTTCCGTTTTTTGCCGCCGCCGGCTGCCGCGCCGCCGCCGATGCCGACGCTGTAGCTCTTGCCTTTGCTTTTCGTTTTGCCTTTGGCGCCTTTGCCGATGGTGCCCCCCGGCGAGCCCGACGATCCCCCTCCGCTGGCAGGCGCGGGGGCCGGTTCGAGTTCTTCGGCGCGAAGGATCGGGCCTTCCCGAATGCCGGCGATTTCGTCGCCGTATTCGTGTTCGGCTTGCTGAAGTTCGCGGTCTTTTTTGGCCCGCTCTGCCTCAAAGGCGGCTTTCAGCGCTTCGCTGTCGATGCTGAAACGGCGATCGGCGGCCTGGTGGCGGTTGACAGTGGAGCCCGCGTAGAGCTGGTTGTTGGCCGAATTGAGGACCGTGCGGTTGTCAACGTCGTGGCGGTGAGAGAGAAGCGCGGCCTGGGAGTACGGGTTGCTCGTTTCGCCGTAGCCGTACCATTCCTCTCGCGCGTTCCAGCCGCCAGTTATGTCCGCGTAGGTGTCGCCGAACTTGCGGCCTGCTGCCCCCGATTCCCGTTCGGCCTGAGCGTCCCAGGGCTGCGCCGCAGGGGCTTGTGCGGCCGGGGGCGGAGCGGTGCCGCCCCCTCCACCGCCGCCGGAAGACTGCGATCCGCCCCCGCCGGCAGGCCGGGCTTGACCGAGCCCGATCCGGGGCCTGGCCGGGCGAGCCTGGCCGATCGCCCCGGCCGCTCTCGCGGGGCGAGCCTGGGAGACCTTGGCTAGGACGCTACGACGGGCCATGTGCCTAGGGAGCTTCGACGCCGCCGCTTACGCCCCGACCGCGCTGCATCGCCCCAGCGGCTATTCCCCGCCCCCGGCGAGGACGTTTGAGCTGACGACGTGCCCGTTCGACTGCATCCTCACGGGCTTTCAGCATTTCCTGGTAGGCGCGTTCGTAGACCGGATCGCCCGCGTGCTCGCCGGCAAGAGCCTCGCGGACCTCGCGGAAGGTTTTCCCGCCGGTCTCCTCGGACACCGGAATCTGGTTGCGCCAGTCGGCCCCGTAGGTCTGCTTCAGCAGCTCGCGTTCCTGGGCCGTCTTCCTCGCCCGCTCCGTGTCGATCGCGCCCGCGTCCACGCGCCGGGTGAGCTGGCGCCCGAGTCCGGGGCGTTCGGCCTGGCCGATGCCACGACCGCCGCCGATGCGGCGAGCTCGTAGCGGCTGGGCTTCCATCGCCTCGGCTCCGCGTTCGACGGGCTGGCGAGGAATGCGCTGCTGGCCGGGCTCGATGGGCAACGGCCCGACGCCGCGCTGCGGCGGGGCCATCCCTCCGCCCTGGCGGGCGCGTTCGATGATCTTCAGGATTTCGTCCCGGCGACCCTGACCACGGACGGGACGCCGAGCGCGGTAGCGAAGCGGACGGGGCTTCGTGGCCTGTCCAAGTCCGACGTTTGCGGGCGGAGCTGCCAAGCCTCCGTTTCCAAGAGCGGGCATTGCTTTGAGTCCTTTCTTTATTCCGGCCAGTGGGTGCAGATGTAGTCCAGGTTCTCCTGGAGCTTTTTGGCGAGTTCGATCAGCTCGCGTTCGTGCGGGGAGGCGTTGGGCCTCGGTTTCAGTTCGACGTTGGGGTGAGGGAGAACGAGAGGGGCTTTCATGGGCTCTTGGCGGTAGGTACGCGGGTGCCCCGCAGGTAGCGGACCAGGCGGTCCACGCGGCTTCCCGGCGTGAGCTGGAGGCGATGGCCGGAGAACGCGCCGCGCTGGGATTTCTCGCTGTACTTGTGCGCGTGGGTCTCGCCTTGCGCCGGGGTCAGGGTGAGCACATCGGAGAACACGGGTTTGCTGGCGAAATCCTTGAAGCCCGACAAGGTGACTTGACCTCGGCCCCACAGTCGCGAGCCGACGAGCTCCTTTTCATCCTCAAGCCCCATGTCGTCAAAGCCCGACTGCCAGCGCGGGTCCATCTCGACGTGCTCGTCTTCGGTGAGGTCGGCGGCATGGCGGAAGATGCCTCCGCCGAACGCGCTGAAGAACAGTTGGGCCTCCTCGCTTCCGCCGCGCGAGATTGAGCCGAAGGAACGGACCTTTCCCGACCAGACCAGCCAAGCATCGTGCTCGGTGTCATAGATGAGGGTGAGCGAATGGCCCGGTTCGGGATCACCGCCGACCGGCGAGCTTTCGTAGAGCGGGATGTAAATGCGGTCCCGGTAGATAAAGATGCCGGTCGCATCGTCAAGCCGGAGCTGGCGCGTGATTTCGTCCCCGGATTTGGCGGTGATCGTTTTCTCGAACGTCTCCGCCGCCGGTCCCTCGAAGCGAGTACCGAGCCGCAGAACGTCGATCTGGCCGGAGACCTTCCGGGGCGTGCTGCCCGTCGTCAGGTACAGCCCTTCGTCGGTCATAAAGTAAACGCCGTCCTTGGCTACGACACAGCAGCTACCACCCCAATAGGCCGGCGTGGAGACTGGAGCGCCGCCCGTCTCGATCGTGCGGTAGTTGAAGACCGGTTTGCCTTCTTCATCGGTGGAGACGCTGTAGAAGACGAAAATTCGCGTCTTCTTGAAGATGAACACGAGGCCGTTCCACAGACAGCCGTCGATGATGTTCTCGGCGTCCCCCGGCGAGAGCTGCACGTAGGCAGTAGATTCGTAGGACTCCGCGTTGCCGGGTTCGGAGAACCAGACGTGCGAGGGGGAAGACGCGACTTCGCCGGGCCCCGTGTTCCCCGATGGGGAGACGCCCAGCACAACAAGGCGGTTGCCTCCGTCAGGCCAAGTGACGAGACCTTGCGCCTTCGGCCCGGTTTTCCCGGCGACTCCATCGAGAGTCACTTTCGGGATCGTGAAGGCGGCGCCGTCGAAGCGCTTGATCGTGTCTGACGATCCGCTGCCCGAGTAGATGTATTCGGCCGAAGGCGTCCCGTAGGGCGCGAAGACAAGGCGGCTGGTGCCCGCCTGACCCGCCGTCACTTCCTCGTTGCCTTCCGTGTCGAGCGCGACGATCCCGCTGCCTCGTCGGCTTAGAAGATACGTCTGACCGGCGAGGCGACAGCCGTAGAGCTGGTTGTAGAGGCTGGTCGATTTGCTCCAGAGTTCCGCGCCCATCCTCGATTCAAGCGAGCTGGAGAAGGAGGTCCAGTCCACGTCGAGGAGGTCGATGGCCTGTTCGCTGCCAACTTCATCTATTGGGAGGTCCAGCCGCAGCCCGCCAAAGCGGTTGTAGATAACCCCTTTGCGCTCTGCGGCAGCCATCTACCCGAGATAATCGGCCGACGAGCCGGTGCGTACGATCAGGCGCTCGCGGTCGTAGTTGGGTTTCAGCAGGGCGTGGCGCATCGAGCGCATCCCGATTTCCCAGGCTGCCTTGACTTCCTGGGCAGCGCCGAAATTGTCGGTCGCCTTGTAGGCGCGGAAGACAGCACCGTCAATGATCAGGTCGCGGTAGCCGGCAGGGATGGGCGGCTCGTCGCCGTCGTCCCCGAGTTCATCGACCACCTTCAAGTAGCGGACAGTGAAGGTCGTCGTCGTGTCCACCGGGTAGACGTTGATGGTCGATTCGCCCTGGCGGTACCAGAACTGCGCAGTGCCTTCTTCGCCCAGGTCCGCGCCGTCGTTGACCAGGGCGGCTACCTCGATGAAGGGGATCGGACTGTTGCTTTCGTCGGAGAGAGCCACGACGTGCCCCAGGTCTTCGAGCACGAACGGGGCCGTGCCGGTTTCGGTTGCTTCGAGAAACGGCCAGCGGGCCTGATCGGTGATCTCCCGGATCGACTGGTTGATCCAGCGCACGACCCGAGCGCGTTTGTCTTCGGGTTCTTCCCAATCGGTGAACCCCCTGGCGAAGACTTCTTCGAGGAGGTCCGCGAGGGTCATTCCCCCAGGAGAGGAACCTGATTCGACTACTAGCGGCATCTCAGTTCACCGTCACGTAGAAGTGGAAGCCGTTGGCGGTCAGCGCCGTGGCGGTTTCGCCCACGGCCAGCGGCGTCGTGAGGCCGGTGTTCGAGCGGCCGGCGATGATCGGGGCACCGTTGCCGGGGAAGCTGTTTTCGGTTTCGAGCCCGCGCAGGGTCGGAACGGTCGTCGCCGTGACAAGAACGCCGACGTAGGCCGCTTCGTCTTTGAAGGTGGGCGTATAGGAGGCAGCGAGGGTGAAGGTCTTTTTGCTGTTCGCGCCCCACGCCTCCGTGAGTTTGTCGGCCGAGACGGCGAGGATTTTCCGCGACGTGTCCATTAGGACAACCCACTGGTGAGTGGGTTCCACCGCTGCCGTGGACGCTGAGTACAGGTGAACGGTGCTGATCGCCTGGTCGGCCGGGAGGATCAAGCCGCCGACGACGCTCATAGTCCCGCTGACGAGAACCGTAGCGAGGTTCTTGGTCGGCAGCAGGCGAGGGAAGTTCTCGGCCTTGGTCCCTTCCGGTCGCCACGGGTCCACCGTGCGCAGCCGATCCATTTCCTGCACGACGTAGCGAGTGGTCCCGGAGTTGTCTTTGAAGCGCAGCCGGTTCGATTCGCCGTGGACGTAGAGGGTGTTGTTCGGAATGTTGCCCGGCGTGAACGGTTTGAAGGTATGGCGGCGTTGGACGGTGTAGCCGGGGACCGTTCCCAGGGTCGTCGTGCCCCCCGTGGAGATTTCAAAGGCGATCGACGCGGAGGGTTCCCCGATCCCTACGGGCTTGGATTCGCCAGCGTCGTAGCAATGCGCCTTGATCTTGGAGTCGGGGGCGGTGCCGGTGAACAGCAGCGCCCCCCCGTTGCCGAAGTTGTGCAGGTAGACACCCTGGATTTCGTGCGACGTGCTGCCAACGGCGAACTCGAACAGCGGGACGTCGGGAAATCCGGTCCCGTCGAAAGCCTCGCCGCCGGTCCAGCGGCAGTTGGTCCCCGAGAAAAGGACTTGACGCACAGAGGCGCCCTCCGCCACACAGTTGACGCAATCGACGGTGTTGGCCAGTTTCATCCCCGTATCGCACGCGGTGACGTCTGACGCGTAGTTCCAGGTGTGGCAATCGACCATCAGGCCGTTCGTGTTGAACCAGATCGCCGTGTCTGCACACTGGATGCCCTGGCAGTCCATCAGCGTCGTGTCGTGGGCGTCGATCCTGAGCCCGTAGCGACCGCAGCCGACTGCATGAACCTTGAAGCAGCGCGAGTCCAGCCCGCCTTCTTTCTTCGAGGATTCAGAACTGAGCTTGTGGTAGATGCCGTCTTCGGGCGCGTTGAGAAGGATCAAGCGCTCGTACTCGCAGCGCTGGCCATCAGAGACCAGGCAGGAGCCGGTCGTGTTGTTGGCTTTGTTGCCGTCGATCGTGAGGTCGGTGATCGTCACATCGACCACGCCGGTCGTGCCGTAGCCGGCCGTCTTGAAGACGTTGCAGTTGGAGCCGTTGGCGAGTTTGACGATCGTCGGCCCGCGCCCGCTACCCCGCACGGTGCATTTGGTCGGGATCGTCACCTCTTCGTCAACAAGGAAAGTGCCGGCGCCGAGCGTGACTTCGACGCTGCCGGTGGCCAAGAGCGCTTTCAGTGCCGCCGTATCGGTGTCGGCCACGCCGGTCGGGGAGAGGTCCACCCCTCCGGCCCCTCCCTGAGCGGCTTCCCAATGCAGCGTTTCGCCGTTGACTTTGAAGTCGTAGGAGCCGGCCTCGACGTAGGCGGTGACTCCGCCCGGTCCCTCCGGGTGCCCGCCTTTGTCGGTCGTCAAGGGCTGGGTGAGCGGAGAGCCGGTACCCGCTTCGTTGCCGTAGAGAGTGGCTTCGATCGTCGTGCCGCGTCTGTAGACGTAGACCGACTTCCCGACCACGAACGTAGCCGGGTTGGAGTTGCGCAGGACCGATTCGGTGATCGGGACCAGTCTCACTTGGAGCCCTTCCGTTCCTCAGCGATTGCCTTCGGCAGTTTCAGGTCCGTGCGCCGGGTCATTCCCGCATCGCTTCTCACACGCTGGGCGGCGCGAATCGCGACCGCCATTTCGTCCTGTCGCTGTTCGGCACGGAGTTGATCCGCGCGGCCTCGTGCTTCCCGCAGCTTGCGCTTGGCTTCCTCCTTGTCCCGGTGAACGTTCGGGTTCCAGAGGTCGTTGGCGGTGAGGTATTCGAGAATCCAGGCGCCGGGTGGGCGGAAGGCGCCCCCCTTTCCGACCAGGGGGATGTACGCATCGACCGAGCCATGAACCCGTTTGCGCAGGTGCCAGCGGTTCGGCGTCAGCTCGGGGTCGTCGGAGTTCCCGACCCACACAAGATCAAGGTGTGGGTCAATCCTTTTCAGCTCATCCGCCCACCGCACGGCCTCCGCCATCTGATCATCGACCTGTTCGGCGATTTCGCGGTTGATCTCTTCGGCGAGGACCGCTTCGGGGACAAGGAGGCCGGGCATCGGTGCTTACTTCCCGTAGGCGATCACTTGAAGTTTGATCCCCGAGACGTCGGCCGCGTTGGCGACCTCAGCGGGCGTCTCATCGAACAACTTCAGCTTTTCGTTGGTCTTGTCGTAGCTCGCCTGGGCGACGTTCACCGTGCCACCCACGGCCGAGACCGTGGCGACGGCAGAGTTGACGTAGCGCAGACCTAGTTCTTTTGCGGTAAGCGGCTCGCCCCCGGTGGGGTAGGTCGAGTCCATCGTCACGGTGGCCACGGAACGCATTTCCGAGCCCATCGCACGGGGCCGCTGGTCGAGTGAAACGGAGACAGCCATCAGGGTTCCTTTCAGGCGTGTTGAAGGGCAGCAAAAAGCCCGCCCCCGGTGAGGGGACGGGCTTCAGGCTTTAGGCCGAGAACGACAGGTTGCGGTACTGGCCGAATGAGTTCCGGCGGTTGGTGATCGCCTCGCAGAACCACTCGAACGAGCCGTAGACGAAGGTCGTCCGGGGCACGATCTGGAGGATTCCCGAGCCGTACTTTTCGCCGTGCCAGATCGGTTTCTCGTCGCGCAGGAGCTTCAGGTGCGCTTTCGAGAGGAAAGTGAAGTCGCCACGGGGGCAGTCCTCGTGACCCTGCACCTTCATGTTGCCGACCATGATCGACTCACCGTCCCCGGTGTTCTGCTTGTCAGGGCTGTCGAAGCGGACCTGGGGGTAGGTCTCGTTTTCGAGGTTTTCGACCTGCTCCAGGGACGTCACCGCCCAATCGGGCCGACCACCGCGAGCTCGAACTTTCCGCCGGCCGGCGATTACCCGCGTACGGGTCAGCGCCCCTCCGGTGGTGTCCACGAACGCCGCCTTCCAGCCGTTCTCCGTGGCGGGGTCGATTTCCCCGAGTTTGGAGGTCCGGCTGGCGATGTTGCGGAAGCCGTTCATGTCGAAGGAGGTTTCCCCCGACCGACCGTTCTTCAGCGACACGTAGTGGGAGGTCGTGGTCGAGACGTTGGAGCCCGAGATCGTGATCGTCGGTTCCGTGTCGTCGTCGTTGACCGCCGTGATCGTCACGCCGTCAGCAATTGCAGCCTCGCTGGCTTTGGTGCCGATGTCGATCTGCTGGCCCTCGTTGAGCCAGCCCTGCCGGGTGGCCTCCAGGCCGAGCCCGTATTCGCCTTCCACGGCGAGTTTCAGGGTTTTGGTCGTGGTGTTTTCTTTGAACTGGCAGATCAGGCCCGTCTGGTCGCGCATCAGCTCGGAGGTGAGCTGCTTGCGTGCCGTGCTGATCTTGCCTTCGACCTCCAGGTCCACGACGGAGGCCACGGTGGTCGATTTGTTCTGGGTCTGCTTGATCGCAGCCGTGTCGATTTCGACCGCGCCAACCGTCCGGCGAAGTTTCCATTTCGCCTGGTTGGTCTGCTCGGCGCCGGGTTCGTTGAGTTCTTTCGAGCCCGTGGCGGGGACTTTGGTGATTCCCCCACCGCGCCCGGTGTAGACGCCAGTCAGCGCGTACTCGCCGACGATGTTGTCCGGGGAGACGACGGTGATCGCTTCGAGCACCGGGTCTTCTTTCATAAACTGGATCTCCAGGTTGTCCTGGGTCCAGCCCTCTTTGAGTGCTGCTTCGATCGTGGTTACGTCGGCTGCCGCCATGACGCAGTTCCTTTCTTGTACTTAGCCCCGTGACGCAGCGACCGCATCTACCGCAGCGGCCATTCGTTCTTTGCGTTCCTCGGGCGTCTCTTTTTTCAGGTCAACCTGTCGGGTGCCGGCGCGTCCACGAGCCATCCTGAGCGGAGCCTTGAGCTTCGCTTTGGCGATCCGCTGCTGTGCTGCGGCAACGGTTCCTTCATGCACCTTGAGCGCCGCCTTCAGGTCAGGTTCACCCTGGGCGTTACGGTGCTCGTCGGCGAGCATGTAGAGGTTGGCGACCTCCTCCTCGGAAAAGTCCATATCCAAGGTTTTTTCCAACTCTTCCAACTGGTCTGCGACCGAGTTGTTCTCTTGGGCGACGAGCTGGCGGGCCTGATCAAGCTGATCACGCTCTGCCAACTGGCCTTCCAGGAGGTCGATTCGCTCGTGTGGATCGTGGTCCTCGAAGCCAAGGTCGATCTCGTCGTCCTCGACGTCGCCGAGCTGAAGCCCTAGCCGCTGGGCAATTCCAGGGGCCAACTCCGGGTCTTGCAGTCCTTCGACAACTTCTTGCCACGCTTGGGCATTCCGAACAGCCTGGGTGTCCTCCTGGCGCTGCTTGGTGTAAGCAGCGGTGAGGCGTTTGACAGTCGCTTCAGCGACAGGCCGTGCCTCGGGGGGGACGTCTCCCAGGTCGTAGGCACCGAGAAAGTCCGGTACCTCTTCTTCCTCGGCGCCGGGCTGGTCCCCGTTCTGGGGGTGCTCGTCGTCGGGGGTCGGATTCTCGACCTCGCCCGTCACGGGCTCCTCGTCGTCCTCGGCCATGCAGATGAGTCCTTGGCTTCGAGCCTGCGCTTCCAGCTCGGGCCAAAGTGATTCCTCTGCGCGGGCGAGCGAGAGAATGTCGTTGAGGGTGGAATCCTGCGGCTGATCCTGCGAAGCAGGGGCCAGTACGTCGTGGCGCATTACGCGCTCCCTTCTATGAGGCGAGTGGCCGCAGCCTGGTTCGCCGATGTGTTTCGCCGAGTGCGCGGGTGCGCTGGTTCGGCCTTGGAAAGTTGGTTACTGCTGCGCTTCGCCGGCCGCGAGTGCGGGGAGCGAGGGCGTACCCTGCCCCGGCGGCTGAGGCGCGGCGGCGTTCTCCATACCCAGGCGTGCGGCTTCCTGGCTTTGGACCTGGGCCTTGCGAGCGGCCTGCTGGGCTTCGAGCCGCTGAAGCGCGTCGTAGTAGATCAACGTCGCTTCCTGGGCCTCCTCGTCCAGGTGCCGCCACTCGTCGGACTTCATAAAGACCTCGACGCGGTGCTTGATCAGTGGCACACCGTCAAACGGTCTTGGCATCCAGCCGGGGACGGTCTTCTGCATAACCGGCCTGCCGGTGCCGGGGACCAGTTTGCCGGTGCCGGGGACCGGCTTGCCGCCTTCATCGCGTTCGGGCTCCAGCTCCCAGCTTGGTTCTTCTTCCCATTCGGCGATGGCGCCGGTTTCGGGGTCGAGCGCGGGCGCTTCCTCGCCCTTGAAGACCGGGCGATCGGGAAGGTCTTTGAAGGTGCCGGCGCGAATCTGCGCGATGATGAAGTTCGCCTGCGCTTCGTCCTCTTCGTAGAACTCGTTGAGCTTGTCGATGTTCGAGGAGCTCAGAGCGGCGATCACGACCTCTGGTGGGATAGAGCCCTGGGCCAGGGTTGCCACGTTCATAATCTTCTGCTCGATCATCGCCTGGGTCAGCGGTTCAAGCGAGCCGGGGCGCACACGGACGTCGGTCTGCCCGCGAATGTCGGCGCCCCTGAAGTCCAGGATTTGCTCCCACCCGGTGCGGCCCCGGAACTTAAGCATCCGTTCCTCGGTGTAGAAGCGCTGGACCAGGACCAGGGCGTCCCGCATAACCCCGGCGTGGACTTCGGCGAGGTCTTCGATGAAGTCTTCCCAAGCGAGAATGTCTTTCGACGCGATGGCTTCGACCGCTTTGGCCGACTCCATCCGGGCCGGGATCGGGCTGTTGTTGGCGATGAAGCCGAGCTGGGTCATAGCTCGCTCGCGCTCGTTGTCGAACTCGCGCGGCATCGACGGCATCTCCCGCCACTGAATGTTGCCCGCCTGTAGAACCTGCTCGTCTACTTCGATCACGGCGCCTGGCTCGTCGGTAATCACTCCTTTGACGGCCCCCTCCGGGGCGATCATCTGCGGGACCAGGCAGAGCTGGAGAAATTCAGCGGCCTTGTTAGAGGCGTAGTCGAAGAGACGCACCGTCTCGATAAGCGACTGCACAAGACCGTGCGCCCGCTCGGATTCGCCCTCGACGTTGTAGGCGAGCCGGTGCAGATATGGCGCGTCAACTACCTCGCCTTCGGCGTCCTGGAGTGGGTAGTCCTCCTCGGGGAAGATTTCCTGCCCGTTAGCGAAGATCAACCGCCGGCCGCGCGGGTATTTCGAGCAGGGCCGCTCTAGAAATTCCGTGACCATCACCATGTGCGAGCCCTTGGACTTCTTCGGCCCCTTGCCGTCTCCCGCGTCGGCATCGGCGGTGAGCTTCTTGCCGATGAAGCCCCGCTGCTGTTCGACGCTTTCGACAGCGCGGGCCTCCTCGATCACGTAGTAGGGGGCGTCGTTGTACTCGACTCCCGGCTCCCAGGAGACCTGAAGACCTGAGTAGACCTCTAGTTTGACCTCACCCATCCCGATTACGGTGGGCTCGCCGTCCTCTTCTTCTGAAGGCACTTCCATGAAGGGGCCGCGTTCGGCGTCCCACACGGGGACGAAGAAGGCTTCCTCGGTTACGAACGCGTCCCAGGTACCGCGTCGGAACCCTTCCTTGAATTTCCAAATGTCGTAGCCGGCGACGGCGACGTTCTTGGCAATCCTGGCAGCGGTGTAGTCCTCGGGGTCCATCGTCGCCGGCAGGACTTCATAGCCGGGGATTCGCTGGGTGGCGGCGGAGCGCTTGCCCTGGAGGATCGGCGAAAGAATGTCGTTGCTGATCCGCACGCGGTGGTTGGGCTTGGTCCCTCCATCGCTGACTGGCACGGTGCTCTGGCGAATGAGTTTCGTGCCGCCCTTGTCGATCGACACGTAGTGTTCGTTGCGAGCGAAGGCGATGGCCTCCTTGCGGCGCGGGGCGACCTCATCGAGGCCCTGTTTGGCCCGCTTCAGCTTCGCTTCGACGTCCGGGGGGACTTTGCCCCCCCGGCGCTCCTTGCCAAGAGCCCTTGACGCATATTGCAGCGGGCCGGCCATCAGGCTTCACGCCTCCGTTTCAGCTCCTCGGCCATCGCCTCATCGTCGGAAACGAGGTTCCGGGGAGGACGCGGCGGCTCTTTGCGGGTCTCCGCCTGGTACTGCGCGACCGCCCTCTCGGGGTCTTGGATTCGCTGGAGCAGTTCGGCCCGCTCTGCCCTGTGCTCCTTGTCGCGCCAAGCGATGAAGGCGAGTAGAGCCAAAACGATGATCCCGAAGACGGCGACGGTCATTGTTCGGCGACCGCCACCCAGGGCGTCGGCGTCGTGCCGGCGATCGTCGGGCTGGCCGGCAGCGGGTGAGCGGTAGATGCGAACAGCATCATTCGCTGCGCCGTCGTCCCTGAGCTAAACAGGTCGCCGTAGAAGCCGTTGAAGTTGTTGATCGCAGCGAACTGGACGGCCGTGGTGCCGATCGTTCCAACGGACAGACCGGCGAAGTAGACGGTGTTGGGCTGTAGTTCCAGGGACGTGAATTCAACGCTCTTGACGCCCTGAGAGTTGAGCTGTCCAGTTTTCGCCCCGGAGGACCGCAGCCGTTCCATCGCGGCGCTGTAGATTCCGACGTCGCAGGCGTCGTCGGAGCCTGCCGCCGTGGTGACGACGAACCGGAGGGCTTTCACCGTCATTACCCGCGATGGCACGAACCGCATGAAGAACGCACGGTTGGCAGTCGCAGCCTGGGTGGTGGAGGGCCACGTCCCAAGCGGGGCGATGATCCCCGGCAGGCCAAGGTCGCGGTCGAGACGCTGAAGGCTGGGCGGGTTGTCGATCGCGCCGCTCATATTTCGATGAACCCCACCAGCGATTCCCCCGATTTCGTAATCACGGAGACGACACCGGAGTAGTTTTCGATCACCTTCGAGCCCCCTTCGGGCGAGAGCGGAATGCCTTCTTCTGCTGCCGCCGTTTTGCCGTAGGCGATCCAGACCTTGTTGGCGCCGTCGTTGACCAGCTCCAGGGCTACGCGGTTTTCGTTTTCCGCCGCGAGTTCCTGAGAGGTGTTTTTGGCTTTGAGGGCGCCTTTGCCTTTTTTGGCTTCGTTCGAGCCTTCGCGGAGCGGGCGGAATCCCATCGTCTCAGCCCCTCAGCTTCGCGATCAGCTTGTCCTTGGGGAGCTTGGAGACGCCGGTCAGACCGCGCTTCTTGGCGGTGGCCTGGAGCTCCTTCAGGGTGCGCGACTCCAGCGAGCCGCCGGAGCCCCCGGTGTCGCCACGCTTGGACGCCTGGCGCTTCTTGGCGACCGGCTTCTTCTTGGCCTTCGCCTTCGACTTGCCAGCGGGTTTCTTCCCTTGCTTGTTCTTCCGGCGCTTCGCCTCAGCGGCCTTGACCGACGCCTTGGGGAAATGGGCAGCGAGAAGACGGAGGGCGAGCTTTTCCTTGGCTTCGGCTGCCTCTACCCCGGACGGGTTGTCCTGGTCTTCAGCGTTGGCCTTGGCCTTCTGCGCCTGCTCGACTTCGAGTTCGAGCTGACCGCGATCGGGAGCCTCGGTCTTTTCGTCGGAGTAGATCACCGTGACCTTGGCGCCCCTCGGAGAGAAGACGGTCAGGCTGGCGGAGTCCTCTGCCTGGTAGCTGTCTCCCTCCTGGACCTTCTCGGGGTCGTCGGTCTTGGTGACGATCACGGAGCCAACCGCCACGTCGATACGACGAACGGGGCGCTCCAGGGTGCGGGTCTGTTCGGGATTGAAAGTTAGGGCGACGGGCATCAGGCAGCGGTCCTCTCTCGGCCGACCAGCTCCTCAAGCTCGGCCGTTAGTTTCATGGTGTCCTGCACGTTTTCGAGGCCGGTTCGCATCTCGGCGAGCTGGTCTTCGAGTTCTTCGACTCGCTTCTTCGGGACCATCCCGACGAGCTTGCCGGCCTCTTCCACGATTTCGGTCTTCAGGTAGAGCCTGGTCGGCTCGGGCCTGTCGATCACAACCTGGAAGTCGATGAAAGGCCCGTCCTCGCGGCCAGTGACAAGACACGAGCGGGGCGGAAACGGCAGTTGGGTCTTGCCTTCAATGAGGCGCATCAAGTGTCCTTTCAGGAATATTTCCCGTACGGCCCGGAGACCTGACGGGGTTTACGGTCGAGCGGCGGCGCAGTGCCGGGAACCCAGACCTGACGGGCATGAAGGGGCCGCGTTCGGCGGGGTAGCGGCCGGGCAAGCCCGAGATAGCGAAGGCAATCGACTTTATGGTCATCTTTCTTGACCACTCCGAACTTGCCGTCTTCGCGAATGTCCTTCCGGTAGCGGCCGAGCTCCCACAGCAATCCATCGCAGTTGAGCCCGATCTGGACCAACGGTTGCGGGTTCCGTTCCCCGTTCCGGTGGTCGAGCCGGCGCATGATTTCCAACACGCCTAGTTCGAGGTCGTTCTGCGCGGGCTTGGTCCTGATTCCGGCACGCTTGTAGGCGTCGAACGTCTTTTCGTTGGTCTGGTGCGAACGTGCGGCGCCGGCCGGGTCGATCAGCGTCACCTTCGGCGACGGGCCAACCCCCCACGCCTTGCGCTTGGCCCGGATCAGCTCTGCCGCGTTCTCCGGGATCGCGTTGTTGTCGCGAAGGTGGAGTTCGTCATAGACCCACAGAACGTTGTCGGAGTCGAAGCCGGCGAAGAGGACGGCCGTGTTGAGGCCGGGGTCGATGCAGTCGAACTGTTCGAGGCCCTTGACGAACTCGGGGTCCAACTTCGGGCAGGTGTGAAGATCGCGATCGAAGTCCGGGTAGACGAGCCCCTGGGCGTGGATGAACTCGCCCTTGCTGCGACGTAGCCGCTCGTGCTCCGGGAGTTTGGCGAGGGCTTCTTCGACGCCGTGCTTGTCGAGGTGCGGGTTGTCAGCTTGGCCAGCCCGAACCAGGATCATTGCGTCCGATTCCCAGACTTCCTTGGCGACTTCCGGTCCCTTCGTCTCCCACAGGTCGTCGTAGGTCCAGCCGAGATCGTGGACCGGTGAGAAGGTGAAGAGTTCATCCCCTCGGACCTCCGCGATCCGCTGGGTGTTCTCGAAGTAGATCGCCTGGCCCTTTTCGCCTTTGGGTTCCTCGTCGTAGTGAACGCGCTCGCGGGTGACGCCTCCGAACTTGGAGACGTCCTGTTCGCACGTCATTACCTCGATGAACGAGCCGTTGGCGAAGTAGAGCTGGTGGTCGCGGGAGCTCCAAGCCTCTTCCCAGCTCCCGCCGCGCAGCTCCGATGCCGGGGTCCACTGGCGCAAGGTCTCTAGTACCGCCGCCATCGGCCTCCCGAAGTCAGGAACAACGATCCGGCAACGAAACGGCGGCTGCCAAATCTTCAGTGGGCGCAGTGCTGGCGGTACCACCCGCTCGTCCAGAGCTTGGATCAGATCGTCAACGATCCCCGCCACGGACTTGCCCGAACGGTTGCCGCCAAGGAAGACCTTGACCTTCTTCCGGGCGGCGTGGAACGCAAGCTGCTTGGAGTGAGGTTCGTACCCCAAGAGCGGATTCGCGCGGACCCGCTCCACGAATCGCCGCAGAGCATCCCGCGCAACCGGGTTCTCAAGGTCAGCCTTGTCCTGAATCCCTAGTCGAATGCCTGGCGCGAGCTGGTCAAGCTCCTCTAGCAGGGCCTGGGCCTGAGCGCCCATCGTCTCCACCAACGATTCATTTCGCCGTTGCCGCAGTAGCCGCTTTGCGTTCCGCTGCCAGCGTCGGGACCGGCGTGGCGGAGGCGTATTTCTCGATCAGTTCTTTCAGTACCGGGTGGGTGCCCGTAGAGGCGACGATCGCTGAATGCGATTCGCCGACGCCCGCGCCGACCCGTGCCAGCTTGCGCAGGATTTGACCGGGCTGGAGCTTGTTGTTGCGCAGCTTGCGGCGGACGTCTTTGACCGACTGGCCGGTCTGCTTCGCGTAGTTGGAGATCGCGGCGCCGGGAAGGGTGTAGTTGCCCGTGCTACCACTGCCGCTGAAGCCGCCGGATTCGCTCGGGTTGCCTGGCATCGAGAACTTGCCCAGGTCGCCAACGGATTGCCAACCCTCGGGCGCGTAGCCGGAGCGGATCGGCCCGTAGTTCATCGCCTCTTTGATCAGCTTCAGGTCGGTAAGTTCGGTGTGCGGCGGGTCGGGGACGCCGCCGGCCGAGCCGTGCTCCAGCCCGAACTTCGCCGCCAGTTCCTCCTGACGCGACGACATTTCGGTGTCGGCTGCCATCCCGAACTGGTGAGTCGAGTAGCCGGGGTTGGCCTTCGGGTTGACACCGGAGTCGATGTTTTCCTGGTCCTCGACCGAGCGATAGCCGGAGGTGACGACGATCGGTTCGCCGCTGGCCTTGGCGAGCTTGACGAGCTGGCGGGCGAAGACAGGGTTGAGGGTGGCGATGTTGCGGAAGTAGCCGGCGGTGCCGGAGTTGGTCGGTTTGAGCCACTTCTGCAGGGGCTCCTTGCCGACAACCTCGATCGCGTGCTTCACGCCCTTGGGGCCTTCGGTCAGCATCCATTCCGGCTGCTTGGCCTTCCCCTTCGCCTGCTTGGCTTTTTGCAGGCCGGCCGCAGCGGCGCGGCCCCGCAGCTTTTTGATCCGCGCTTCCTGCTGGGGAGTGAGGCTTCCCTTTTCAAAGGCGTTGACGATCGCTACTGCTTCGTCGTGGCGAAGGTCATAGGCACCGGGTACCCCTGACGCCTGGATCGCCTGAGCGAGTTCGCCGGCCGTCATTCCCTTGCCGCGCGAGCCGCCCGTGTCGCTGACCGACTCCTCGAAGAAGTTGCGGGCACCCGCCGCTACGTTCCGGGGCTCCTGGGTGCCGTAGATCGACGTGCGTTCCTGGCGCCACCCCTGGGAGTCGCGGTCCCCATATGAAAGGTTGTGGAAACCGCCGGACTCGACCAGACCGGTCTCCGCCGCTGCGACCAGCTCCTTGCGGGTGGCCCCACTCCGGTCGCCGATCTTCAGCACCTTCAGGCCGACACGATCGCCTTCGGGGTCAAGGTGGGGTAGATCTTTGACGGCGCCCGCTCGGCGTTCGATGCCTTTCGCCACCTTTAAGCCCTTGGCGGCAGCTCGCACCTTCGGCGTCGTCACGAACCCCTTCCTGTTCGGCTTCAGCGTCCCGGCCTGTTTTGCGGCCTGGAGTTCGGCGCGGGTCGGTTCCCCGGCGGTCGGTTTGCCGGTGAACTTCGGCGGTTTGGCGAGCGGGTTGGGGGTCGAAGAGATGATCGCTTTGGCCGGATCGGGACTCTGGCGAAGCGCTTGGCGGCGCTGGCGGCGGCGTTGGACCGATGCGAGGGCCTTGGTTTGTCGGCGACGTTGGCGCTGGGCGGCGCGGCGCACGGAGGCGTTTGCCGCGCGTGCCTGGCGCTTGGTCGCGGCGACGGTGGCTGCTTCGGTGACGATCCGGGCCGGATCGGGCAAGGTGGCGACGGCAGTATCGAAGTCGTGCTGGGCGCCCGCGTAGTCGCCTGCCGGTCCCCTCGCAGCTTGGCTCGGCTTAGGGGCCTTGATCGGCGTGCGGGAAGGTCCGGCCCTCTTGACCGTCGCGTCGTAGTGGTAGCCGGCTGACTGCGAACCGGCGGCTCGGCGGCGGCGGGCCACTACTCACTCCCCTTCTTTCGACGTTTGAGGATCGCCGCTACTTCGGCGGCTCGGCGGCGGCGGTTGTGCCGGCGGTTGTGCTCCCCACGCGAGATGTATTCGGTCTTGGTGCTGCGGCGCCCATAGTCGCCGTCTACGTGGTGGCGGATCATCCTTTTGTTCGGAGGTCGCCGATCGGCTCTCTGAGCACGCTTCCAAAGAGCGTCGTTCGAGATCGCGGAGATCGGTTCGCGCGGTCGGCCGACTCGCTTCACTCGGACACCCCCTCTTCTTTGGCCCGCTGGCGGGCAACTTTCATTGGCACCCCATCCCGGCCGTGAATGCGTTTCGCCAACTGCTCCAGGGCGTGCTTGTGGGGTTCGCTCTCAGGATCGGCTGGCGCTGCTTCAGCGACTCCGGCGACCAGCTTCTTCGCTTCCACCGGGGGGAGGGACGGGGGTGAATGCGTCTTCCAGCCAAGCGCGGCGCGGATGAGGTCCGCTTTGGTGAGGCCGGCAGCCTTGGCTTCCTCGGTGAGGCGTTCTTGCTCCTCGTCGTCCAGTCGGAGCCGGAAGAACTGTTCGCGCCTCACTGTCTCTCTCCGTCAGGCCAAATCGCGTCGATCAGCTCCCACTCGCGGCGCTGGAGGGTGGCCACCTTGCGGATCAGCGCGTCGTGCTCCTCTGCGGTCGCGGCATGGTGAGCTCGCGTACCTTGCGTGGCAATCTCCGCTCGAACGGCTTCCAGCTCTGCCAGCAGAGCTCCACGGTTCAACCGTTTGACCGACACGCCGGCCTTGATCAGTTCCCGCTCGAAGGTCTCGATGTTGAAGACCAGGGAGGCCCCCTCGCCCTCCAGGGCCTTCGTGGATGCCTCGACAACGCTGGTCAGGAGCTCGTCGCTCATCCCGGATTGCGCTCCGCCATCACGCGCTGATAGCCGCCGGAAACGTCGGGCAGCTTCAGCTCGTCTTGGTAGGTGGACGCGTAGGTCGCGATCTGCACCTTCGCCTCCTCATCGAACCGGGTTCGCAGGACCGCTTCGAGTTCGGAGATTCGCTGGGTGATGTAGCCGGCTTTGGCCTCGGCGAGAAGCGCTTCGGCGATCTGGATGCCAGCGGCAAGTGGACCGAACTGGAAAAGCTGGGTGCCGACGAACGGCGGTTCGGGCTCGAAGTCCTCGATCTCCTCATCGGATGGCTCGGCCTCGCCGGGCTCTGCTCCAGGCCGATCGTCAAGCGGGGCCTCCGTGCGCTCGGTGAAGGCGACGTTGGCCTCTGCCAGCTCCCCTCCGGGGATGGTCTCGCCGTCGAGCAACCGACGCAGGATGGCCTCGACCGTCTTTTCGTCTGCCCCCTCGCCGATCTCGACGTTGAGTTCGAGGGTGTCGCCGACCTCATCTACAAGGGCGGCAAGGCCCTCGGGCGCATCACTCATCTACTCCTCCTCGTGGAACGGCTTGTGCCGTGATTACGTGGAACGACTTCAACCGCGAACGCGGTCAAAATTTGTGGGCACACAGGCCCTCTACCTCAAGTTGGGTGAGGCCGACGCATGGATCGGTGACGACGATCAAGCCGTCCTCGGAAGGTTCGGCTTTGTCGTCAACCCAGGCCCAGGGTCGGCCGGCGGCGTACCTGACGATCGCCGGCAGCTTCGTGCCCTGGTAGGGGAGGTGGGGCCAGTCAGAACCGATCCCCAGCTCCTTCCCCCAAACCAGCGGCGCCCTCGGTCCCCATTGCGAGGCCCACACGACTTCGTAGACCTCAGACAGGCTCTCGACCTTGCCCCTCGCATCCTCTACAGGCCGAAGCACCGAGCCTCGTCCGCTCGGAAGCGAGCGCGAGCCGACGAGTCGGTTGAGCACACCGTCAACGTCGAGAAAGCACAGCGGCTTCATCGGAGTCCCCTATTCAAGTTTTCGCCCGATTCGTTGACTACCGGCGATTCAGGGCAAGTGTTGTTAACGGCGCTCCGGTATCCGCTTCTTCCAGAGCGCCCAGGCGCATGAGCCTCATGACACTGAGACCGCCGGCTGATCGACCGGCTCCAACCGGCCCCAGTGGACCCCGGCGCGTGACCCCTGGCGTCCAAAAGCCCTTCTGCGCAGGGCCGTGCGGACCAGGGGGGTGCAGTTCCTAAGAGTGTGGGCACAAGGCCAATTTGTCCTGATCTGGTGCATGGCTGACCCGTATACATATGAACAGCCGTGCGGGACTCAGACCGCCCCCCCGCCCCTGGGGAAGCGTGAAGGGGGGAAACCGCGACACATCTCGCGACCTTTCCCGCTCTAGCCCGCTTGCCGCCTGGAGTAGCAGCGGCTTACCCATGCGCTGTGGGCACAACGCGGCCGAGCTGGGCGCCTGTCCCTTTTCATCTGAGCGCGTGCGGCTGGTGCGGTACTGCCAAGCCTGGTTGACACTGCCCTAGCTCTACACCTTCAGCTACCCGCTCGCGCTTCGCGCTCGCTCTCCTCACCCTCTAACCCATGCTGGCTATCCCGCATAGGGCCTAGCTCTCTGCTGCCCTGGTCTCTGGCTTTGTCCAGTGACGTTGACACGTAGGGGTAAGGCTCTGCTGCTGGGTAGAGCGTGCGTGTAGGTAAGGCGCGGTCCTGGTGCTGAGTGTGCCCACGCGGTGCGGGAGATTTGCCAAGGCGGGTTGACAATGTGCCCACACTGTGCGTAAGCTGCCGCCTCAGTACGAAAAACGCGGCTCGCGGTGTCTCACCACCCAGCCGCCCTAGACAAGGGAGTTAGCCCTATGTCCAGCACCTCGAAGGATACCGGCGTATCGACCGGCGAAGGTCCGAAGGAACACGAGATCGTCTTCGGGCTGACCGACTACGAAGTGAACGTTCTGCGCGGGGCTCTGATCGAACGCGGGGAAGAGTGGGAGGCCGACACCGAGACCTGCAACAGTCTCGTCGCAATCACGGACGATCAACTAGGCGAAGAGGATGAGGACGGAGGTTGGGACGTTCTCCGGCCAGCCTCTAGCGAGAGGGCTCCGGCGGCATTGACCCTTAGCCCGGACGCTGCGGCGCTCGTCGCGGCGCTGTTCTCCCCGGACGTGGAGGGGGAGAAGGTCTTCGCTCGGGATGAGGTTTGGGCGGAGGTCCGCGCGGCGTTCCCGGCGACTCTGGTCCCCGAGCCGGACCCGGAGGACTTCGACAGCATCCACATCGGCGAGCCGTGCTGCTTGTTCTGCGGTGCGAAGGACGGCGGCGCTACCCATTGCCCGGAGTGCGGCACCTACAACCGGGAGACGGCGCTATGAACCCGACGTTCAAAGTCAGCGTCTTCCCCGTCTATGCCGACCAGTCGGCGGGCGAGATATGCGCCTTCGAGGAATCGACCGACCTGGGCGCGGCGATGATGCAGGCGGGCGTCTATGCGGAGCGGTGGCTAGAAGCTGAGGCCGACGAGCCGGGAGACGAGCGCGAACCGGTGATGTTCGGGGTGATCGTTGAGGTTGTGAAGCCGGCGATCCCCGAAAGCGAGTCCAGCCCCGAGCCGGCGGCGCCGGTCGTTGTCAACGAGAAGCGCCTAACGTGTGCCGAGACCGCGAAGCTTGTTCGTCGCGACCTCAAAGCAGCCTTTCCCGGCGTGAAGTTCTCTGTGCGCTCCAGCACCTACGCCGGGGGCGCGAGCATCCATGTGCGGTGGATCGACGGTCCCGTTGTTGCCGACGTTGACGAGGTAGTCGGCAAGTACGCGGGCGCGACCTTCAACGGCATGATCGACATGAAGGAATACCACCCGTCAACCCTGATCGCCAATGAGGATGGCACCTTTGAAGATGTGCGCTATGGCGCCGACTTCGTGCAGACTCATCGGGACTACTCGCCCGAGCGGGAAGCGCAGATCAAGGCGGAGGTGAGGGAGTTCCTTGGCCGCGACTTCGACCCGGCCGAGCGTGTGCCGCTGGCTACTGCTCGGGACGGGGTGCTGGCCTGGGATCGCCACGGGCCGGGCTCGTGGGCGAGCGACGTACTGCACCAACTCCTCTACGCGCGGCCTGCCTGAGCGGTTCGACTTGGCGCCGGTTTCGGCTGGCGCCTGGTCGAGCCGCAGGGCGGTTCGGAAGAGATCAATCACAGACCGAGAGGGGTTCGGCATGGCTGCGAATTGGCAACGCAAAGAGTTCAAAGCACGGAACAAACCAATGGACAAAATGGGGCGCGAGCCGTTAGAAGCTGCCCTAGCGGCTCACGACCGGATACAGGCGATCAGCGATGAGATACGAGCTCGTCACGGCCTGCCGATCGTCCCGGAGTCGCCCCGCATCATGGCGGCGCGGTCGCGCCTTCTACAGCTACAGAGCAAAGGCAGCCGTAAAGCGCCGAGCAAGGCCCGGAAGGCGAAGCCGCGCGAGCTGACGCCGGATGAGCGGCTAAAGGCAGTGGCCGAGCGGCGTAGCGAGCTACGCAAAGCGCTGGCAGAGACCACCCGTGAAGTCTGCGAACTGCGCGACTCCAAAGAGGTGCCGGTGACGGTGATCGCCTCCGCGCTCGGGGTGAAACGGCAAGCGGTTTACCAACTGTGCCCGGCGTGACGGGCTACCCTTGTGGGCACAATGGATAGCGACGGAGAGATATTCGCAGCGTGGGGAGTCGTGCTGCTTGTGTGCGGCGGGCTCGTGGGAACGCGGTACCTGGGCGAATGGGTCGCCTGGGCTGCCGTGGCCCTGGTCGTCGTGGGGCTCGTCGCATACGTCGCCTGGCCTACGGACAGCAGGACGAGATAGCCATCAGGCCCCCTGTGCGGGGGCCAGCTCCGCTGGGATCGACTCGTCCTGCTCCGGCAGAGCTTTCGGCAGCTCGATCTGCGGCATCTGGACAGCGATCCCCACGGCTCTCAGCTCGATCAGAATGTCGTCCGTATCCGCCCGGACGATCTCCGTGGGGTTGCCGCTCAAGAGCTGGGCCTTGTCGGTCAGGATGGCAGCCGTAGTCGCCATCTCTCGCGCCCCTCGCGGGAGGTCTTTCGCGCTGACGCGGCCGGACTTCAAGGCGACGTCGTACTGACGCACGCTCTCGTCGGCCGAGCCGACCGCGCGGGACGAGACCGCCTGGAAGCTCTCCGCAAGTTGGTTTCGGATATACCGATCGTGTTCGGAGCGGATTTGCTCGTACTGCTCCTTGCGGCTGCGGGTGGCCCACTCACGAACGGTCTTGTAGGGAATGTGGCCGAGCTCGACTTCAGCAAGCAGGCGTTCAACCCCGTCCGAGCGGCCTAGTTCGTGGGCGTAGCAGATCATCGCCTCGCGGCGTTCCTGCTCGGTATAGGTGTTGCGCGTGGCTACAGCCGTAGTCGTCATTTGTCCAGTGGTTCTGAAGCGGAGAGTGGGCACGAATCACCGATTCCGGGATCGCGAAAATACGCCGACTCGGGTTCACCGGGAACCGGGCTGTAGCTGCCGGATCACCCTGGGCAGCCAGCTAAGGAATCGGGCCTACGTATCTTACCCGACGCCCTCAGACAACGTTTCGGTCTTCGCCCCTGCGATGGCTTCCCGCGCTCGCTGGTTGAAGAGGGTTAGGTCGCCGCTCAGGTCAACGCCTTTCTTCGCTGCTTCCTTCTGTAGCCGGCGGGCCTTGTTCTCCAGCCGGCGAACTTCTTGCGCTTTGGTCTCCTCGGGGTGTTCGGCCGCGTGCTTGGCCCTGGCCTCCCGACCGAACTCCTCCAAGGTCGCATCGTCAACTCCTTCCAGGTGGTCGGTCGTGGCCCCGCCGCTGACGTAGCCGCGCTCGGTCTCCGGCGTCAACGTCCCCTTTGGGGCACCGGCACCGAGCAACCGCGTCACCTCCCGTTCGTCGTGAATCTCGTAGGTCACAGTCCACGAGCCATCGGGCTTTTCCTGCGGCTCCTCGAACTTGATCCACAGCACCGGTTTTTGCACCCTGTCGGCCGTCTCGCCGGTCTCGCGGTCTATCACCCACTTGCCGCCCCTGGTCCACGAGACGATCAGAGTGTCGCCCTCGCTGACATTCGGCTTCTCCCCCCTGGTGATCTTCCGCACGCCCCGATAGATCGCCTTGCGCTCCTCGCGCGTGAGCTGGAAGGGTCGAGTCACTTCGTCTCCTTTCGGCGGCGGGCACGCGCCCCGCATCGCTGCGAGCAAAACTTCGCCACGCTGGCAGTCGTCTCAAAGGTCTCCCCGCACTCCTCGCAGTCCACCTCGCGGGGTTGGCGCTTCGCGAAGGACTCGCGAGCATGGCGGCGATGCCACTCCCGGCCGGCGGGGGAACGGTGCCATGCGGCAGCCTTCGGCCTGATCCGGTCAGCGTGAGCGCGAGCGGCGGCTGCTACGTCGGCCTTCCAATGCTCCGCCTTGTACTCCGCTGGGCTCTGAGCGACAAGGTTGGCGGGGTCCAGGTTCTCCGTGTCCTCGTCGCGGAAGTAGACGTTGCATCCCTCCGGGATCGGCCCGTGATTGTCTTCGTAGACCTCCTGATGCAGCCGCTTCACGCCCCGCTTCTTGTCCGCGATGCCGGGGGTGTAGTAGAGGCGGCTAGCGTCGTCGGCGGCGTCGGGGTAGCGGCGGAACCTGACGCCCCTGTACTCGATGGTCACGGCCTTGCTCATTCGGCCTTCCCGTCGATCGCCTCCGAGAGGTCGCCCAGGTCGCGGATCACGACACGCTCGGCCTCCGACTCATCGACCCGCAGCAGCGCCGCCTTGGCCATCCCTTTTGACAAGTCGCGTTGCTGTTTCAGCTCGGCGACGTCGCCCTCGGCTTTGATCCTCGCGCCCTCGGAGCTGTCCCCGTTGTTGCGATGTTCGACGTAGCGGATCGCCTTCCGTTCCTTGTATTCCCGTTCGGCTTTGGCCTCGGCGGTGACGTGCTTTTCAAAGTCGATCCGGGCCTGCCGGCGGTTCATCGCGTTCTGGCGGGAGAGCCTGCGCCGCTCGGCGAGGTCGAGCGTCATTCGGTCGCGGCGTTCCTGCTCCTCCGGGGTGAGGCCCTGAGCGGGGCCGGTGGCGCTCACGGGAAGTTCCCCCCGATGCTGGCGAAGGCGGGCGGGGGCTCCTCTCCGCGCCGTCGAGCCCTGGGGCTGAAGGAATAGAAGCGGGAGTTGAACTCCAGCAGCTCGGTCCCCTCGATGCCGTTCCTGACCTTGGCCCAAAACGCTTCGCCGGAGGGTTCGACGTTGCCCGTTTCCGCATCCTGCTCGCGGTGGATGAAGAGGATCGCGTTTGCGTGGGTCTCCAATGCTCCGGTCTGCTTGAGGTCGCGTTTCGCCGGCCGGGGCTTCGTGGCCTGGGTGTCCCGGCCTTTGTTCAAGTGAGACACGAGAATCACCAGGCAGTTAGCCCGCTGTGCGAGCCCCGCGAAGCGGCCGATGATCCCGGCGGCGATGCCGGGGTCTTCTTCGTAGCCGGGGATCAGGTTCACCACGTCCACGGCTACGACGTCGAAGCCGCCGCCGATCGCCTGGTCGATGATCTTGTCCGCCGACCATTCGCCAGCCTCGAAGTAGTGAAACGGCAGCTTGTGCGCGTGATCGACGGCCATTTCCAGCTCCGTCTCCGTCAGGGTCTTCCGTAGCTGGCTCTTGACGCTGATCCCGGTCTGAGTCGCCACCCATCGGGCGACCCGTTCCTTGCGGCTCATCTCGGTCCCGAAGATCGCGAGCTTGAAGCCCTCGCCCTGGTCGTGGAAGCCGCCAAGGGACTGATCCAGGAACCACGTCTTCCCGAACCCCGACCAGCCGGCGAAGACCGCCAGTTGCTTGCGGCGAAGACCGCCCAGGACGCAATCGTTCAGCTCGGCGAAGGGGAGCTCGAACACCTCGTCGGGCTCGTCGCTGCGAAGGTAGGACGCGTACTCTTCTGCGACCTCGGTGGGAGACGTCGGCATAGCGACGACGGAGAGATCGGTCGCGATCAGCGCTTGGGCCTCACGGACCAATTCCTCAGATTCGCCGTCTTTCTTCTCCCCCATCGTCACGGCCCGCGCCGACTCCTGGAGCTTGAATGAGGCTTCGACGTTCTGGCGGGCGTTCGCCTGGCGCATGACGACTTCGGCGTGCTGGCCAGCGTTGGAGGGCGCCGCGCATTTGGAGGTCAGGGTGGAGAGATAGTCGGCGTAGGTGGGAAGCTCGTTCCGCATCATCAGCTCGTCGGGCATCAGTCCCCGGTCGTAGAGCCGGCGGAGGATGCCGAAAATCTCCTTGTGCTTGTCGAGGTAGAAGTGACCGGGCTGGAGGCCGACCACGGCGAGCTTGCGCATCACCGGCTCGGAGACCATCGCGGCTCCCAGGACCGCTTCCTCGGCCTCGATGTTGGCCGGTGGCGGCAGAGTTCCAGCGCTCATCACTGGCCTTCCTGTTCGGCTTCGATCCGCCTGCGCCGCTCGTTGGTCTTCTCGCCCGCGTTGGTCTCCGCCGTGCGCTTGCGGTTCGCCTGCCGGTAGAGGTCGCGGAAGTCTTCGACCTTTTCGGGCTCGCGGCAGATCAGCTCCAGGTCGTTGAAGGGCTTGCCGGTGCCGTTGGGGCCGCGATCGTTGTCTCCCATGTGGTGCGGCGAGAGGGTGACGCCTACGATTGCTTCGCACAGCTCGCGGGGTGAGAAGCCTTCCCGCAACCGCGCTTCGACGTTCCGCCTGCGCTTGGGGCCGAGTTTGGTTCCCTTCCTCTTACCCAGCGTGTCCACCCAGAAGTTGAAGACACCCTCGACCTCGTTCCCCAACGTACCTTTCTTCTTACCCTCTTTCTTAAGGCTTTTGGGCGACTCTGAGTCCCCCAGGGAGGGAGACCCTGAGTCCGGGGTGGGCGACTTTGAGTCCCCCTCCATCCGGCGGTCAACCAGCACGTAGCGGTTGGGCAGGTTGCGGTTCCCTTCCACGCGGGTCCGCTCGACTCGCAGGAGACCGACCCGCTCCAGGGTCTCGGTGACGCGATCGACGGTCTTAGTCGAGGTACCGGAGTAGGCCGCGATCCGGCGGCGTTCGGTGGTGAAGGTCGCGCTCTCGGCGGCGCTCAGGTCGCAACGTGCTTCTTCCGCGTTCGCGAGCTCGACCAGGGCTGCGTAGACGGCCAGAACGGTGTAGAGCTTTGGGTCGTCCTCGCGCAGCTCCGTGCGCATCGTCGCCGTGGCCGAGAGCTTGATCCAGAACCACGGCTGTTCGCGCTCATCGCCGACGCCGCTCACGTCCTGCTTTCCTCCGGCCGGCGAGCGAGGGCGAGGACAGCTTCCTTTCGCTCTTGCGAATAGTTCTCGTCTGCTGCTTCGGTCACGGCCAAGAGGTCGGCGGCGGCGGTCGCCTTCTCCTCGGTCGTCTCGGCCTTGTCGTATGCGTCAACCACTGGACGAATGGCAGTGCTGCGGCGAGTGATCGCGTTGCGGATCAACGTCGCCATTCGGATGCCGGAGCTACCTGCGGGGTTGTCGGCCAATTGATCTCTCCTTACTCTCCGGGGGCCGCGAGGCCCCCCGCTTTCTCGAAGTCTTCGATGCCGGGTAGCCGGTAGCGATAGAAGCGCCCGAGCTTGACCAGGGCGCCGTTGGGGATAACCCCTTCGCGGCTCATCCGGTAGACGGCGTTGGTGGTCTTCAACTGCCAACGCTCCGCCAGTTGCTCTGCCGTCAGAAGCACTTCGCTTGACGATCCGGTCAC